GGTTAGATTTGCGAAACGAGCATTAGTGTTAGCGAGTGCTGCACGTTCCGTAGACTGAACAGAAGCAATATAGGCATTAGTGTTAGCGAGTGCTGCTCTCTCAGTCTGTTGTACACTAGTAATGAAAGCGTTTGTATTTGATAAGAAACTAGCATCATTTGCTAATGCCTGTGATAGTTCTTGTAGCGTATCAAGTGTTGAGTGTGCATTACCAATGAGGTTATCAAAGCGTTGATTTGTATTTGAAACAAAAGATTGGAATTCGGTGTTTGTTACAAGAGAATCAGCAACGAATGAAGTATTACTATCCCCTTTACCATTTGTCTGAAAACCCAAAGTAAGTTTTACAGCAGATCCATTTGCTGTTGGTGCTGTTGATAAAGAGGTGTTACCCATAAAGATAGTATTACTGGATAAGAAAATACTACCAAAACGTCTTTCATTAGAACCAATATTGAATGTATTGTTAGCAGCAGGAATAATGTGCTGTGTCTGTATTGTCGTGGTAAAGTTATTGCCATAGAAGTCACGAGATACGAATTTGTTTTGTGTTGAATCGTATACTAGAGTTTTGTTGTTCGCTGCTGTAAAGTCAACGTCATCCAAACCGAGAAGACGCACTTCACCACCACCGCTGCTACCACCACCGTTAAGTGCTGCCATAGCAAGTCGTGTGACTTGTGCGCTAATCTGCTGCTTGAAACCTGAGAGATCTTCCTTTAGTTTATCCTCTAAAGGTTTTAGATCAGAAGGTCTACCATCACGCCCCGCTGGACCAACTGGACCTGCTGGTCCTTGTGCTCCGGTTTCACCTCTTGGTCCGATAAGACCACGATCTCCCCGTTTGCCCTGCGGTCCTTGTTCACCTCTTTCACCGGCTGGACCTTGTATACCTGCTGGACCCTGTTGACCATCATTACCTTTTGGACCTCTCTCGCCTTGCTCAACAATAATAAGTTTGGGCTTCTCGCCATCTTCAGTTACAAAATTAATCTTTTTCAGAGATTTACGAATTTCACTTTTGGCAAGTTCCAGAGCAGCATTAAGTAACTTTGCTTTCTCTAGTTCGTTCATCTAATTTATTCCTCGTAATCGTCTGTGCCTAGATTTTCTAGTAGATTACTCATTTTCGCAATTAGTTTTCGATCCTCTTCATTCATTTCTACGGGTTCAAAGTTTTCTTCCTGCACGTCTGGTTCGCTATCATCTTCGATACCGTCATCATTCATTGGGCTGTCTTCGTCAGACTCTTCTCTTTTAATCTGCTTGTCCATGTCACGAATCTCTTCTTCTGACATTTGTAGCACATTTTTACGAACCCAGTCAAGTGAATAAAATTTACCAACATATTGTTCGACTTCACCCATAAGACGTAATCGCTCGGTTAGAACTTCAGCATTCTTTAGTTCGGTAAAATAACTGTCGTGTGGGAAATCGTAGTAGAGATTGTCTCTCAACTCTTTCCATTGTTTGCGGTTGATAACCCCCTTGAGAACTAATTGAATCTCAAGGAGGTTATCGAACAAGTGGGTAAATCTAGCACGAAGTCTTTCAATAAACCGTGTAAACTTTAGTTCGTCCCGTGTAACCTCACTTGTGCGTCCGAGGTTGAACTGTCCTTCCGACTCCATTCGTGTGATGGGGACATTCAAAGACTTGTAAAGTTTGCGACGGAAATAATCAACGTCATCCATCTCACCCAAGTTCTGACCACCTGGAAGCGTTGTGATTTCTGTTCCCCTGCCGCCTTCTCTGCGTGGGAGCCAAAAGTCTTCCATCATGGTCATAAATTTACGATCATCACGGACTTCACCGCTAGACGCATCGTATACCAATTTATTCTTATGCTTTGCCATCATGTCAGCAAGATATTGTTCTGCTTTCATCTTAGGCAAGTTACCAACGTCGATATAGAAGATCCGGCGCTCAGGCGCACGAGACAGTCTGTAAATGACTGTAGCATCTTCAAGTGTGCGAAGTTGGTTTAAAGGTTTGATTGCTTTGTGTAGATAACCCAACACCATTCTGTTTGATGGGTCCACTAATCCACTTGTCACATGACAGATGGAATCTTTAGAAATCTTTACAGCAGTCTGGTTGCTTTGTGCTGTAATACCTTTTGGATGATAGACATAATATTCATTATACCCTTTTTCCATTTTCATATTTGTGCGCTGGTCTGTCTGAGAAAACTTCTCACGCACCTTTTTAATTTTACGAGGGTCAATCTTACGGAGTTCTTTGATCCCATCTCGTGCTTTCTTCTCATCAATCATAATGTGATAGTACAAGCGACCATCGATATACCATTGACGGAAAATATCGTGTGCTAAATTATTGAAGTCGAGTAGCTTAGTGATATTACCAAACTCTTCACGAATTCTGTCTTTGAGTGCTTTGGGTTCATCGATATCATCTAGGACGATGTTTACTGGAGATTGATTATCAACAATGATTGCTTCATTGACAATATCTTCGACAGCAGTATCACATTCAGGTTGCATGGACATCTCACGATACCGTGTGACCAATTCGCCCTCTGATTTCGCAGCACCTTCTAAATCTACATAAGTACCATACGAGCCGCCAGCGACGACCTCCATAGCACCATCATCATGTGTGGGTTGAACAAACGATTTAACAGTCTCTTCCTGTTTAATCTCTTCTTTTGTTCTTGAAATTTCAAATCCAAATAGCTTTGCCATTATATCATTCCCTAAAGAGGTTTGTTATTCTATTTATTTATACAAACAAAAAACGGGGACCGAAGCCCCCGTTTCTAAAATTATGTGGTCGTATTAACCGAATAGTGCGTTAGTAACCTGACCAATAACACCTTCACCTGCCTGCCAGTAGTCATAAGCAAATGTTACATCGAAAGTTTCGACTGAATCATTTGTGCCCCAATCTAGTGCGATTGAAGCGACTGTGATTGGAAAGATACCGACAAAGTTATAGGTACGGATTGGTGAACCTGTTTTACTAAACTGTGTCACAGTAGCATTTGTTTTGTACTGTGCAGTAGTAGCAAGAGCAGGTGATCGTAGGTTGCTTTCAAGACCATTGATAGCATTAGACCAACGCTCCATGCCATCACGGACGAGAAAGTCTTCGTCATTCATGATGGTGACAGTCCAATCGGGGAATGTTCTGTTACCAGCAAGTTTGACTTGACGACCAAAATAGTTGACTGTTGCTTGACCAAGTGTTGCTTCAGGAATCTGAGCAGCCTGTACCATAAATGATGTTTTGATGAATGAACCACGGTCAACTGGGTTGTCGATGGTTACTTGGAACAGATTGGGGCGAGCGCCGCCGCCAGATAACTGACCTTGAAACCCTGTGATATTAAATGCCATTTATTTGACTCCTTATCTTTATATTATTTATATTAAACCTGACCAACAACTTCACTAAAATCAACGCCAGTTCTAACTGCGACGAAGTTTAGTTGGATGAAGTTGATTGAGCGGGCTGGTTTGATAAAGATGTCACCAATGAACTCGTTACGATCAGTAACTTCAGGTGTATTGTTTGTTTCATCACAGACAACACGGAAGTCAGTGATACCCCGACGACCTTGAACATCCCGTAGGAATGGTTCGACTAGGTTGACGAAGTTCGCACGAGTGAACTCATCGTTGAACTCAAACAAGGTAAACTTGGAAGCAGTAGAAATTGACTTCTCAAGGACGATGAAGAGTCTGCGGACATTAATCCGATCAAAGGCGCTTGGTTTGGCAAGAAGTGTCTTATCACCAAATAGAACTGTACCTTGACCTGGGAATGATACGACTGGGTTGACACCAGCCTTATAAAGAACATCACGCTCCGCTTTATTTGGATTGAAAGCAAGTTTGATAACATTCTTGATATTACCACGGTTGAAACCAGCAGGTGAATACCATGGGTCACGCTGTTGATCCGTGCGAACCATAGTACCGCCTGTATCACCGTTTAGTGGTACATAGCGATATACATCGTTGAATTTATCGTATTGATACTTCCAACCACTATCCATTACACCGTATGAAGATGATGGGAGAGTGTTACGATATGCTACGATGTCTTCTGCTTGCTTACCAGAGTATAGTGCGTTGTCAACAACATCAGCACGCTCAGGTGATAGTAGAGCAATACAATCCAAACGCTTCTCAGCGATGTTATTGATGAGATGAACTGCACGAGTTTGGTTAGCAGCGGCACCAAGGATGAATGAGATATCGGTTTCATCAGCGTTACTGAACTTGTCATAACCGTCGATATAAGCAGCATCGCTAGGTGACTGACCATCACGACCATTTACCATTGATACGCTTTGTGGAGTTGTTCCACCAGTAAATGTTGCTGTTGCTTTGCTACCTGCATTAGTGTTGCTTGCATTATGACCAGCCCACCAGATGTAGTTAGAACGATTATTAACGACGTTTACATAGTAGTTTGAATTACCTTCTGGTGTCTTAGCATCAGATGCCATTGAGACAGAAGCATGACGTTCAATAACCTGATTCTTAACACCAGTCCACTCGCCGTCTTCATCGATGATAGCAATATGCATTTCATCGCCTGAACCACCAGCAGTAGTAGCGAATGTTGAAGTGCCTGGAGCAGCATCAAACAGATTGAAGTGTTCCCAACGACGATTAACAGCATTTGATTGAACTTTGGTACTATCGTCTGCTGTACCTAGTTGCTGGCGAGTTGGTGCTGTCTCTAGTGTGATTGAACCAGCAGCAACAGCAGAGACTTTTAGATCGCCACCAATATTAATGGTTGATGACTGTAGTGAAATTCTATCACCAACTGTAACACCAGTTGACAAGTCGATGTTTGGACCTGTGGTCAAGTCTGATGAAGTATTAGCACCTTTGGTTAGAACTGTTGTACTACCAGCAGTGAAGACTAGGTTAGCAGATAGAGTTGACTCGAATGCACTTGCTGAAGCACAAACGGAAATCTCTAGTGAGTTACCGAGTTCGCCTGGATACTTAGCAACCCAGTCACCAACACCTGAAATACCTGATGAATAATTGCTATCATAGTCATCATCATTTTTGATGACGGTATTAATTGTGTTACCAGAATTTGCTGTAGCATTACGAGCAGCAGTAGTATCTGAACCACTGTCACTTGGCTCAACAACACGGACAACCTGTAGAGCATTTGAATATGCTAGGAAGTTTGATGCTGTAAAGAAGTCATCAGCAGTGTTTGCATCTGGTGTTTGAAAATTATTGACCAAAGCATTTTCGTCTGTTACTAAGACGATTTGGTCAGTTGGACCCCAACGAAAATGACCGGCAATACCAGCACCCGTTGTTTGTACGGCAGGAACGATAGTTGTGAGATCAATCTCACTTACATTCACGCCTGGAGATACTTGGAAAGGCATTTCTTTACTCCTTATGTTGAAGAAACGAACGTATCAATTCTTTTTTATTTATAAAATATCTAATTTACTTAGTTAATTAGACTAAATAATCGCATGGAACATAGCAAAGAAACCAAAGATAAAATACGTCAAGCAAGATTAGGTCGCAAGTTTTCTGATGAAACAAAGCAGAAAATGAGTGATAGTCATCGTGGGAAGGTGCATAGCGAAGAGACAAAGAAAAAAATTAGTGAGTCCATGAAGCGTAAAAAAGAGTCAGCGACTATCATTAATCCTTGGTCAGACTAGTCATAGAACCCTCGCAAGTCCTCTAGTGAATAGTGATCCACTCGCTCTACCTGTGGTGTATCGTCAATACCATCATCATAGAAACCGAATGGAAGCATCTCTTCGTCCAGCAATTCTTCTTTATCGGCAAGATATTTTTGACGAATATCAGAGTTAGTCAAGTCTTTGAAATATTCCTGACGGATGAGCCAACCAAACAACACAAGACACATTGCCAAGTCGTCATGATGCCCTTCATCTGCTTCGTAAGAATCTTTCTTTGAAATGAAGTTTGACAGTTCTTCAATAACATCAAAGTCCTCAATAACAATCTTTTGGTCTTCTACCAAGTCTTTGAGAGTAGAGCAACCAATTCTTTTGACCTGTTTGGTTGTTCTGACACCAAGTTGTGTATTCTTACCAAAACCAGCACCAATTCTTTGACCTGCCCTGCCTTTCATAGCAGTGATGAATAGATTCTCATACTCAAGGTCACGATACAAAATATTCGAAATCTGCTCACCAATATCGTTGATCTCTACCAATACGAATGCTTTATTGAAATTGTTAGCAACATTATAGATGAGTTCAGGATAAATCAGAGGTGAAATATTTTTGTCTCTATACTTAGCAACCACACGATATGGTATATCGCTTACATCGATGACGACAAATGCTGAATAGTCACCACCCACACCCCTTGCCGTGTCAACGACGATTATATACTCATGACCCTGTTGTATCTCTTCGTACTGGTCAAATCCCTGCTTCTGAAACATTGGGCGAACGAATGCTAGATTGCGAAGTGTATTAGCGTTGATAAGAGTATTGGATGTGCCTAAGAAGTTACAAGCAAACTCCTGGTCAAAGGACTCCTCACTTGTGTTGGCAATCTGCTGCACTTTCCAATCATCATCACGCCCTGGTGTCTCCCACCAATTCACAGCAAGTGGAATGAAGTTGCTGCGTTCCTCTTCTGCTTCTACCCACATTTTATAGAAGTGATTCATGCCCTTTGGTGTAGACACGATAATCATTTTGGTTTCTGTACCAGATGAAATCGTAGGATAGACTGACTTGAAAAACTCATCAGCAATACCATGCTGAACGAATGCAAACTCATCTAAGAAGACAAGCGAGAAAGACTGACCACGAGCAGCAGAGCCTGTGGTTGACGTAGCAAGAATCTTTGACCCATTCTCTACTTCGATAGAACCCTTGTTCCAAGTGAGAATACCCTGCTGTAACCATAGC